GGTGCTTAGTCCATATTTCGCAGTAGAAGGGAATGCGTCAGTAACCAATGCGCCAGCACCACGCCCTACATCATAAAACGCCTTGCCAACGCCGGATAATAGCTTATCTGCTGTACTCATCCCATCAGTTGGATTGATAGGCTTAGGCTGTGGTTGTGATGATCGACGTATTGCTGAAACAATTTCCGCGTCACTCATCCCATCAGGAAATTCAACCTCCCCCATACCGTCAACATGGATACGCTGCACCATTATTCAATCCTTCCGGTCGATGGGTTATACCTACGCACTTTTGGCGCATCAGGCTGCTTATACTTTGAGGTGTACTCTGTTGAGTATGCATTTTTAACCCTGTTCAAAGTCGTCTCAACGTCTTTCAGTCTTTCTTTGAATTGTGGGGTAGATTGTGCTTGCTGTAGAGCGCCCAATTGATTTTGTAAAATCGGCCATTCTTTTTCAGTGACATTACCAACCGCGCCGCCTGTTTTTGATGCGTTCCGCATTTCGTTCAAGACTTGCGCGCCAATTTGTGATTTAAGCGTATCCAAATCGGCCTGTGCATTTGTCGCGTAATTAGAGACATTTGGCGTCCTACCTGCAATAGTCCCCGTAATATGAGATAAGCCCTCATGTTTTCTTAAGTACTCTATTTGCTTCAGTGAATTATCAATTGACCCAATAGCGGAAGATAAAGAGAATTGCTCTTTCGGCTGGTCAAATTCTTTGTTGACGCCCAACTCTGCGCGTTTTGAATCAGCCAACTTTTCTGCTGCTGTTTTTATTTGTATGCCTTGCGATGGTACGCTAGGCGCTCCGCTTGGCAATTGAGGCCAATTGTTATTGGCGCTTGGGAACGGCGGCACTGTTGAATTGCTTGATGGTTGACTTGGTGGTGGAATAGCACCAGATTGATTACGAGGAGCGGTAGCAGGTATATTTTGCTGATTCTGCCTAGCCATTTGCGCCGCCTGCTCTTTCGTTACCATAATGGTGCCGTTTGGCGTTTCAAGTGGAATCAAGTCATAAGCCGCATTTGCTCTAGCCTCTGCGCCCTTAATATCACCGGCCATATCCGCAATTGCGCCACTGCCATTGATGCGGTTCATTGTAGGCTGTCCGTTTGCGCCGTAGCCGCCTGCAATACCGGATTTAAAATCAGCGCCAACGGTTCTTTCACCTGTCGCCAGATTAATGGCGGTATTATTTGGCTGGACTTCTAATGTTCCTTCTTTCTGCATTTTTGCCAACGTAGCCGCTCTTGCTTGGTCTTGAGTGATGCCCATCCCCATGTTATTTTTCTGATCTGGCGTAAGCTCAAACCGATTTGCCAGCAATTTTCTGTAGGTCTCCATGTCGCCGCTTAGATACGCCGCTTGCGCCGCATTTCTTGCCTGCGTTTCAGGCGTGCCCATACTTTTTTGCGTTACTGCAATTTCGCCGTTTGGCTCAAATGTCTGCGATGAGCCGCCCCCCCAGACATTGTTAAACGATTCGCCCATGCGCCCTTGCAGTGCCTTGCCAAGCTCCAAGCCTTTAGCATCGTTATCATCTTGCATCTTCCCGCCCATGTAAGCCTGCAGCATCTTAGACAGGCCGATTAATGGACTTTGTTTGACTGCGACGCCAGAAATAACTTGCGTTTGTTCTGGCGCGGCCATGCCTTGTTGTTTCAGCAGGTCAGCCAATTGTTGTTGACGCTGTAGCGCTACCTGTTGAGACGCAATATCAGGCGCAATCATTTGCGTCATTTGAGGCGCTTGCTGTACGAAATTTTTAGTCATTATTTACCCTGCGAACTATTGGCAATGGGTTAGTAAAAATATATAAATGCCGGACGTTGCCAGTGTTGATTACATCTTTTTCATGTGGATAAAATTCGACTGCGTCATAATCACCAAAACCGCAATTCTTTTTAACCTCGCGTAATTCATCCCATGTAACACCGTCTTTGCAATCGTGCCTGACAATATCAAGCCTTATTGCATGATCTTCTTGAAAAGCTGCTGCGTAAAAATCTTGATTGCTCCATACGCCAATGGCTGGTTCGTTAAAACATGATAATTGAGTGACGTTTAATTTTTCCATTAGAACTTAGTCGCCATCATAGCCGCGCCACCCAATTGACCAAGCATTCCCATAGTCGAATTATTTGAGCCAACCTGCGCGTTATAAAGCCCTAATTGGTTGTTGTAGGCGTTGTTTGTGATGCCTGCAACATCAACGCCACCCTGATTGACTTGTGGTGTTGCGCCAAATGTCGGGTTCGTGACCTGCGAGCCTGTGCGCAAGGCGTTTAGCTCGTTTAATGGGTTCTGGCGTTGCGCCATCAGCTCATTAATGCCCTGCTGACGTTCTGCCATTGATTGAGAAAAACCTTGCCCCGCCGCTTGGTTTGCCAGTTGCGCATCAGATAAATTCTGGCTGTATTTTTGCGCATTCACAGAGTTTTGCAGCGCTGCGTTTTGCATCGATTGGCCGAACCCTTGCGCCTGTGCTGAATTGCGCATTGCCATATTGTTTGACGCTTGACCGTAAGCATTTTGATTGACGGCGAGCCCTTGCCCAAATAGTTGAGCCTGTGCTGTGTTGCCTTCGCCTACCGCATAATTTCTTGCGGATTGATATGCATCATTGCGGTTGCGCCCGAAACTCTCAGTTGCGCGGTTCCATGCATCAGAGTTTTGCATGATGCCCTGTTGGACAAGCTTATTCTCTAGGTCGTGCTGCTGCTGGCTCCATTGAGGATCAAGCCTTGATTGCGCTTGATTGTATGAGGCGTCCTGCGCTTGCCGCATGGCGTCATACAATTTATCACCCCCGACCAATGCAGAAACACCGGACATATCAACGCCACTCTGTATGCCCGGGTTATCAAATGCGCCTGCCATTTGCGGCAATGATTGGCTTGCACTGCTTTGCAAAAGTCCGTTGTTGATCTTGGTTAACCCTGAATAGTCCATTTGCTTACTCATGGCGCCATTAACAGTGCCTAGCATGTTTTCACCAGTCTGACTTAATGCGAGGGAAGACCTGTTTTGTGCGTCCAGTAATGCCTTTTGTTCTGGCGCTAAATCTACATTCTGCGTCCACGAATCGTAATCACCATCCGCGCCCGCGTTTTTGGTGTATGTGCTGCTGCCCCATGGGGTGAATTGATTGACGCGGTTTAATGCTGCGTTATTATTCGCTGTCGCAATGTTGCTTTCAGTTTGCGCTTTTGCTGTCACGACTGGGTCAGGTGCCGCAGGCGCTTTTGGTGAACTCTTACCCATTATTTCCCCTTATAACCATTTGCATTCGTCTTTTGTCATGCGCATCAATACGCCGTCTTTGTCGCCAAACCACGCTTTTAATACTGCCTCTTGTGTGTGGCCTAATTGCCTACAAGCTTTGAGAGATTGCCTGTTGTCCTCACGTATAACCACCGTGACACGTCGCAGATTCATTTGATTGAACGCGTAGCGATAGCAGGTAGACACAAACTCACGCGAGAACCATCGTTTAGTGCCATCGCTGGCGATATGCATCTGGCAGTTATGTTCATCGAATCGATCAAACACAACCACCACCAAGGGCGTACCATCTGGATTTAATCTACTGATCCATGCTGACAAATCAGGGTTATAAGTCGCGCCGATTACATCGCCAGCCCACCGCAATAAATCACGATCTTGTTTTAACGTGATCAAAGAACGCCGCCCATTTCAAAAACGTAGTCGATTGATTGCCATTGCACATAACTTTGGTTGTTCACGATGCGCATGTGCAGTGCTGCCGCATAACCTATGCCCGTCACACCCTGCCAGTCTTTTTTAACTGTTGAGGCATCACCCCAAGCAAATGAGTTCCAGGCGCCAGTATTCCACGCTGTACCCGCTGATCCTGAAAATGTCGGTGTGCCTTCTGGGTACTTATCGGCAAAATCCATATCAATGCCAATGACCGCTTTCATCGTGCCCGTCGTGCTAAAGACAGGGCGAACCATTTTCATGTGTTTCAGTTGTCCAGTTTTTCCGAAATACTGGAACGCCGTTTTTACTTCACCAAAGATGTACGCGCCGTTGTCTGAATAGCCTACGTCAGCTTTTGCGACATACGCCGAATTCGCTGTTGCGCCAAGATTGCCGCCGAAATAAAGAGAATCACCCATCACGGCAAAACAATTGGCGTTCCACCCTGTGAACCTGCACCACGCACCGCTAATCGTGTTCTGTACGTATTGGTATTGTGTTGCGTTTGCTGCTTGCGGCACATTGACAATTAATTTCGAGCCGATTGGGTGCAATACTGCTTCCCATCCAAAATTAGCGCCGTAGTTCTGCACGTCGTTACTAACGAGGTTCACAATCTTGTTGCTGATTGCGTCTTGTGACTGGCTTCTATCTGTCAGTAGTGCGCGTGACAATGGGTAAAATCCGTCAGCGCCCAAAATGATAAGGTCAGAGCCGACTTTAACAAAACAACGTCTTCCCACTGGACGGCCAACTCTGAACGTGGCGACAATATTCCATTCTGTCGAGGATGAGGGGTCAGAGCCAGAATATAGAACTACTTCCCCTTGTGACGAGATGAACACGGCATATTCTGCAACGCCCGATGCATTGTCGATCGTCCACGTTGCCATTGCCATCAGATAGCCGCCAAGCCGGAACAATGGCGTAAGGTCTAATTGCGAAGCCGCGCCACCCAACGAATTAACGGGCATATACCAAACGCTCAAGCTGTCTTTCGGTATGAGATAAAGGCGGTTTTTATAGACGTTGATATGAATAATTGTCGAGGTTGTGACGCCTGTAATTGCAATAGGTGCCGAAACCGCCGTGACTGCCTGCCATGCCGTGCCGTTGTACAACTGAAGGGAATCAGCACCATTGACCGCAACGAGATACTGGCCGCCAGTCGTGCCATAGTTCACATGCTGCCATCGTGCATTGGTCTGCCCAGATACCACCGCCGCACCTACCGCCCCTTGAGAGGTTGCGTCATAGATTGCCGTTCCCGCTGCAGCAAATAGCGATGATAAGCCGTTTGGCTTGTTGTACGGCATAAGGGATTCAACGTGTGTGCTGAAGCCCGTCACCCAATTGGTGTAGCCGTTGCGCAAATTAACGCTAGTCGGTGTCGGAAAAAAATTATCCAGTGTGACCGCATCATTCGGCGGCATCGCGGCCAGTGCATCACGCGCATTTAACCCGCCTATCGGTGCCGGTGTAGAGAGTGTTCTGGCAGATTGCGTCTTGCCAGTTCGTTTTTGTGCGACGCGCATTACCAGCTACCCGCAGGAATAATCACAACAGGGTTAATGTCGTAGCCTGCGCCGCCTTCCATGCTTAATATCGGCTTACTTGCGTCACGGTTCACCGCATCCACAACGCGCCGCTCATACTTTGCGAAGTCTTCCGAGTAATCCAAGCCTTTGGCATGTTTCCAGCGCCATATCGTGCCAAGGATGATTAACTGATCGTTGAGCTTTGGCGTGTCAGTATCAGCCGTCCATGTCGCTGAAGTGCTTGATGCGGTCGTTACCCAGTTGCGCGTCACGTATTCAAATGCGCACGTTTGCCCCGCTACTGGCACGGGATAAAAATTGATGGAGTCGCCAAAAACACGATAAGAACTGTACGGCGCATTGCTTGCCAAGGCTTTGGCCTGCTGCCAGTCTTGCTCAGTCTTTGAGCCGTAAATCGGTCTACGTAATGACCTATTCCAGATTGTGTTATTTACGATGTAGTCACAGTTAGGCGCAATGGTTGCCAGCGTGCCCTGCACTTGCGTTGCCACCGTCGTGAACGTCGTTTCTGTTTGTAATGCCTGCCATGGCGAACGATTGGCAAGTTCCTGCCCCTCCTCGTTCGCCAGCTCTAATATTTGCAATATCTGTAAATCGCTAGAAGCAACGACGAAAGAAGGCGAAGCGATGCCCACACGCTTACATACCGACTGAATGATTTGCAAGCACGTAAGCGCCATTTATTTTCCTTTACGCTGTTTCTAACTCTGATTTACCACGACGCTTTTGCCTGTCCCCGTCCATTAAATCCAGCCGCTTAGTGAGCGCTTCAATCTGGTCTTGTAATCGGCGGTTGTCTTCTTTGGCGTCTGCTAATTCTTTGACGACTGGCGAAAGGTCTTTCTTTGCTTGGATGTCAGCCTTTGCCATGTCGCGCAATACGCGGCCATCTAGACCGATTTCACCAATCGACGAATCAGGCACGGCGGCCAAGTCTTCTACTGTTGGATATTTCGAGACTAACTGTTCGCGCCTTGTCTTCAGGATGCGTTCCCATGTGATCAATGGTGTACCGTGGCGCGGGATAGAACGTCCTTCGCGATATGCGGCCAAACCTGCTTTAAATTCAGCCACCCACGTGTGGTCATAACGCCCTTCTTTGGCTTCTTTGCCTTTGCGCTCGATGAACTCATCAGCGAAAAACTCGATTGGATCGCCTTTGTGTCCGTGTGGCGTGATCAAAATAAAAGTGACCAGCTTTGGTACTTCATAACCTGCCTCTTGTGATCTAACAGGGTCAGCACCGTGTTCACGGTCTACAAACATGAAAAAAGGTACGCGTGACATTGGATCGTAAGCCATTGAATCTCCTTAATGAACGGTAGCGTTCGTTTTGCATTGTGTTCGAGTGAGCACAATGAAAAACGCCCCACGAATGGGGCATCTAAAGGTTAAACTACTTGACCTTGGGCAAAAGGATTATTGACAATTCCAGAACCATAGCCGGTATATGTACCTGTTAAGGTAATATTGCCTGTTGCAGTTGCCGTCTTATCAAATGTGGCGATTGCTGAACCGAGATAAATACGCTTACCGTCTGGGTCTAGCCCCGCCACAAAAGTAGATGCAGGGATACCAGTTCCTGACAGCGCCATACCAAGGAAAGCCCCGTCATATCCTGCTTTAACATCCACATATCCAAGACCGGAATAGGTTTGTGCTGTAAATGTCTTTGTGCCAGTAGCAGCTATGCGGTTACGCACATTGCATAACTGCTTACCATTGGCAAGGGTGCCAGCGATGCCAGCCGCCGCAACTGCGATTGCGGTATCTGCTGCAACGGTTGCGTTTGTCTTGTAGACAACACGGCCTTCAACTTGTATCCAACCATAAGTTCCTGACGCCATTGGAGCCATAGCAACGCCAAATGGAAAACCTTGGCCAGCAGTTGATGGCAATAAAGCACATTGGAATGTCTCATCAATCATTACCAGCGAACCTTTTAGAATCGCATCGTTTGATTTAATGTAGACAAATACACCCATGCCCCAGAAAGGGTCCACCGCAGGAACGCGGGTTCCTAAAACATGGCGCTGTGTTGTATCAGGCGCAAACCAATCATTAAATGGCTGCGTACCAGCAAAACCTGTAATAGCTGAAAACATTATTTATTCTCCTTAAGCTTTCATCACGCCTTGCAATGAGCGATTACCAACTGTCAGGTTACCCTGCCAAATAATCGTCTTCACAAGCGCGTCTTGGTTGATGGACTCAACGTCATCTAACATGGTCATGTTGGCGTCTTGATGCACAACGAGATTCATGTATTTAGTATTGAGGAAATAGGCGTGAGCTGAAGGAATGCCGCCAGACGAGTCAAAGAACACATCAGCCGATTTGTATTTCATTGACATCATGCCGCCTCTACCGCCTTCATCGCTGGTGTAGCGCTTCAAGCTTGATTGTGACTGCTCGAACATCGTGAAATAATCATCAGACATGACAATTAAATCCGGTGTGTCCATGCCGCGAGTTAGGCGAATCCACAACGGCAACATCAATGATTCAATGGTCGTTGCAGATGGCGTGATTGCGGAACCGCCTTGCAATGGAGCCGCAGCCGATTGCACAACGTTTTGCCAGAATGAGTAAGTGGAGCTGTTAATGCCGCCCACTGTGCCCGTTCCTGCATCAGCTACAAGCGCTTGCAAGCCGTTGATCTGGTTCGATGCCGTGCCATCCGAATAAATATCAGTGGATAAGCCGTTTGCGAGGGAGTGCTGCGCGTTCTTAACCTTGGCTTTGACAAAGTTAATGATGCGATTCTCACCGCTGTTCGTGCGCATTTCCAAGCCGGAAACCGCAAGATTCACGGCGACTTGACGCCATGGGAATTCAGCGGCTGACAACACATCGACCGCGCCAATGTTCAGGACGTCGTAGCCTGAATAGCGTTGGTATGTGCTATTTGCTGCATATTCCAAAGGTTGAACGATGCTTAAGCCGCTATCTTCCAGACGGACATTGCCGCCCTCAGATAAACGACGAAAAAGCGCATTGTGTTTTGTTACGTTGTCCGTAATGTCCTTGCTGTGATTGCGGTATGTGGTTGTGACCAATTCCGAAAACACACCAAAGTTGCCGGATGAATATCCTTGTCCTGGTGATGCCATTTTTCATGCTCCTTAATATGTTTAAGCGCCCTGCATCCTGCGCAAGGTTGCTCTAATGGTTTCGTCCATAGTTCCTATGGGCTGCGATACAGGCATGGAAGGACGTGCGCGAACATTCACGCTTGCCGCTTCTTTTGCCGCTTGCGCCTTCTTTGCTGCCTCCGCTTTTGCCGCTGCCTGCTGTTCTGCAAGCACTGCCGCTCTAGTCGCTGGGTTTGCATAGATGGCTTGCTCATAGGCATCTGCTAGGTCTTTGGCGTGCCCCGCTTGTAGTAGCGCGGACATATGGCCTCTAACACTCTCGAAATGACTATGTTTCGGGTCAGCTTTGAAAGAGTTGATTTCGTTGATGTACGATTCCTCTTCCTTCTGCTTCCCCATTAATTGCTGGTTTTGGATGTGGCCTTGCAGCTGCTGAACTTGCCTCTGCAAAGCGCTAATGTTTAGGTCTACTGCTGGCATTGCTTGGACGTTGCCAAGGTCAATGCCGTAGGACTGCGCTAGACTCGCGAAATACGCGTTCTTCTCTTCTGGTGATCCGTAACGCAGCTTGTGGTCAGCCGCCATCAGCTCACCAATCGCCACATCTGGCGTGATGCCCAGTGACTGGATTGTTTGCAGGTGAGGCGTTAAAACTTTTTCGATTGATTGCGCAAACTGCGCGGCTGATTTGTATTGCTCAATTCCTCTAAAGAAGTCAGCCTCGCGCCGCTCTACTTCTGCGCGGATTACAGGGTCAGCGGTCGCCCACTTCTCTTGTGCTTCTTTCTTCCATGTGTTCGGCGCTTTAGGAATGTCTACGGGCTGTTGCTCTTGTAATTCTGGAGCGACTTCTTCCGTTTGCTCTGCCTTGAACTTACCTTGCTCGTCACGCAGCTTTTGCGCCTTTTCTTCTGGCGCTAATGGTGCTTCTTCTGCGACTGGCTCAATACCGCTTTCCTTCAGCCCCCGCAATGTTTCACGGATGGTGTCATCCATCGACTTAGGCTGCTCTTCAATTACTTGCTCTTCAACTTCGGCGGTAGCGCCTTCGTTTTCGATCATTTATTTCTCCCGTCAATGAGCCGGATTTCCACCGACTCCCAGCGCTTCGCAGCGTTAAGATTCAGGCAATAAAAAAGCACCCGAAGGTGCCTACTTAGTCGATTGCCCAACAACTAATTCATTTGCCACGCGCCCAGCCTACCGCCCATTTTTTACAGCCATGCAGCAACCAACAGCGTTCATTACGCCGACAACCCAGAGATAATGGCAGCGTATGCCCCTGCATCATTCTCAGAGTTCAACACCTGCACCCATCTAACACGGCCTTGACATGGGACTGAATTTCCAATTGCAAAAACATCAGTAATATATTCCCCGCCTATCAACCGAAAAAGTGTTATTGTCCCCAAAGGAGCTGTTGCGGTTGATTGTGCTTTTACGCCTGCTTCTGTCCATGCCATGATTTACCCCTTATTTAGTCGCTGCCAATGCTGCTGCTTTTTTGCTTTGCGGTAGGTCTTGCCAAGCTTTCCTTACTGTGTGATCTAGTGCAGCATCAGCTTTCTTTGCGTCTTCCTCCTTGCGTTTCTCAGATTCTTGCCGCTCTGTTGCGATGCCTTCCCATTCCCTGCAGCCTGAGCGTTTCAAATCTTCCCTGCGTTCGCTTCTGGATGTGATCCACTTGCCGGTTGCCGGTGACTCATAAGCCGGAATATCGACTATGCCCATCGGTGAAGAAAGTATGCGCTTCTCTGTCTTTGTGTCGCAGCAAATAGGCGTATCTAAGCAATTGGCAATTGTGGCAACGTACTCATGATAGTCGCCGCATTTCATACACACCGCTTCATATATTGGCATCGTCACACCATCATTAACAATAAATATTCTTCGTCTTCCTCATCATCATATGAAGAAGGCTTTTCAACCTTGAATTCGAACGCTTCAGGCTCTGCAATAACTTCAACAGGCTTTTGCTTGACTGGCTTTGCAACTGGCTCACGCCCCATTGCTTTATCCATCGCATCGCGCAGAACGCTATCAAGCGCATCGTCGTTTTTCTTGCGCTTTTTGCGTTTCTCGTATATCTCGACGCGTTCCGGTACGTCATCGCCGCCAACTTTGGTCGATTCGTTGCCAGCCGTTCCACTTGCGCTTACAGTGTCGTTTGCGTTTGTGTATGCAACCGTGCCCGTAACCGCACCAGCCGCACCACTCGCAACAACACTATCATTGGCGTTAGTTGTGGCAAGTGATCCGACAATCGTTGTAGTGCCGCTCGCGCTTACGCTGTCGTTTGTGTTTGTTTTGGCTAGTGAGCCAGTGACTGTTGTTGTCCCACTCGCCGCGCTTGTATCGTTAGCATTGGTCGTAGCGACTGTGCCGGTAATGCTGCTGCCAACCGCACCACTAGCAACAACTGAATCATTGGCATTTGTCTTTGCGAGCGTGCCCGTAACCGTTGTGGTGCCACTAGCTGATACTGTGTCTGCCGCGTTGGTCTTAGCTAACGTGCCTACTATCGTAGTCGTGCCGCTTGCTGATACTGTGTCGTTGGCGTTTGTGGTGGCTAATGTGCCGCTAACGCCAGAAGAAATTACATCAACCCATATTCTGCGATTCGGTCTATGAAATATCTGGTACGGGTCTTGCGCTAAGTCCCATATTTCAGTGTCACTTAACGCCCTGCCCCACAAGCCGACTAGAAATTGTGCTTGATTAGCACCTGCGCCAACCACGCCAATATTTTGTGTGTTAAACGTGGCACCTGCAAACGCGGTTGTGGTAGGGTCTTTGACACCGTTGACAAATAAGGCCTGCTCTACGCCAACTTTTTGGCGCGTCACCGCGACAATTGGCTTATTAAAATCCGTAATTGTCGTGCTGCCGCCGAAATACCGCGTGCCACTTAGGTAGCATCTGCCGCGTATGACATTTGTCGTACCATTACCGACCGACAAACCGAACGAGATCGCGTTACTTGTTTGCCCAACGTTCCCAGGAAAAGTTTCACTAACACCTGTTGCAGGGAAAAAGACACTCAGTAGCGTCATGTCGCTACTACCGGACACAGGTGCAAACACTGTTGCTAGTGCTGTCGCGCCGATTGTTCCCATCGTAGCAATACCGAATCGCTGGTCATAGCGATACGTGCTGTTTGGAGATGTCTGACCTGCAGTTGTAGTGCCAAAAAATGACCGAGTTGATGCTAAATATCCGCTATTTAGCCCACGTGATATCGGGTTGCCCTGATCTATCAGTGTCGTTGTTGGTTGCCGGTAAAACCTGTTTGGCAGAATCAGCGCCATTACGCAACCGTGCTAGATATTTCGCTAGTAAAGGCAGTGCCAGATGTAAGCGCAACACCTAAATCATTTTTAACGACAATGAAAAACTTGTTCGGCACATAGCCCAATGCCTGCAACACGCTAAACGTGCCTATTTCTGTTGTGCTGGCTGTTGTGAGTGGCACACTACCCAAGAATAAAAGGTTAGGCTCTCGTGTCGTTGTAGTGCCAGAAGTCGGACCAGATCGATAGTTTGTACCGTCTAACGATTCCTGTAAAAATACAACCACTTGTTTATTGCCTGCTGGCGTGTTTGTGGTCGCAACATTTAGCTCAACAATCACATCAACAGGTTGATTTGTCGTGCAATCATATGCAGTAGTGTTTTGCACATATGTTGCGCTTGCTAATGCAGATAATGACGTGCTGGTGAATGCCAGCGATGTGCGCGTGCCTACAATCTGTTTAATCGTTGCCATTTTTTATAACTCCAATGCTGCGCGTAGGTCTTGCTCTGTGACGCGGCTAAATCCCAGTACCTCAGCCCTGCTTGCTGGCTGCGTGGCTAGAGCTATCAATGCGTTATGCTGTGCTTGCGTGATTACGTTTGTTGATACCCACGCGGTCAGCATGTCGCGCATCGCCTGCAGCTCTAGATGTATTTCTTGACTTGATGCGAACGCCTCACGCACAACTAAACACGATGCACGAGCCGGATGATTTACATCATTACTCGCGTCTACAATCGTGGAGTACGCGCCGCCAGCCGCCCACATCATGGCCGTCGATGCTTTGATTGCCTTGACCATCGTGCCTGTATAGCCGTTTAGCAAGTCAACTACACTGCCAGGGGCGTCAGGTAGATGAGATGCATAGCCTAATGACTCTGGATCGTTGTCTATCTCTGCGCGTAACTCTACGTAGTCCATGATTAAGCATTCGCTTCAGTTATTACAAACGACGTCACGCTTACAGGTTGCGTAATCACGATTGTTGTTGTCGTCAAATTTAAATCGCTGCCCGATGTACCGACGTTGCCGTCCAAAACAAATGTTGTGCCGTCAGATTTAACGATGCGAAACCATGTTGCTGTACCCGATGCATTTGCGCTTGAGTCTTGCGTGATGGCGTTAAGCGTGAGAACGCCAGCCGACGCAGCAGGGGCAAATGTGGCGTTGCAGGTCAACTCAGCAAGTAACGTTGTTGCTGTACCGCCTGTGGCTGGTCGTGAGCCGTCATAAATACGCAGTAGTGCCGAAGCTCCTGCGCGTGTTGTGATTGCGTCGAGCATTGCATTGCGGATACTTGTTACGTCATATGCTAAAGCCATTACACACCCTCCATACGGCCATCTGCGCCGCGATTAATTGTTTTCACCACGCCGCCCACATCCACGCCGACAGCCTTGCCGTTTGCATCACGCACAATCTTGCGAGGCGCTTGCATGTGCTTCAAAATCTCTTCTACACGTCCACCCAGCTCTGCAATAGCGTTCATTGTTTCACTGTTATCTGGCTTGACCTCTTGCGCAACTCGCTCATTTGCTGATTGCTCTGCCTTGGCCAATGTTTGATCCATGGCAGATTGAGCGGCTATCTGCGCGACAGTGATTTTTGTACTCGCTTCGATGTCAGTCTTCCAGCGGTCAAACTCTAGTTTTCTGGCTTCGGACTCAGCATCCAATTGCATACGCTGCACCTCACGCGCATGTTCAAGCTCTGCCAACTGTGCGTTGCGTTGTGCTTCCATGTCGTTCTGTCGCTGAATCTGCGCGTCTTGCATCTGCTGCTTGTGACGCTCAACTTCCATTGTTGTCTGCGCTTTGAATTGCTCTGCTTGCGCTTTGGCCTGTAGCTCGCGTTGATGCTGTTGGTCTTGTAGCTGCGATTTGAATTGTTCTAGTTGTGCTTCATGCTGCTGCTGTGCTTGCTGCTGTTGTGCTGCTGCTTGTGCCTTGGCTTGCTCTGGGTCGCCCTTGATTTGCGGCTGTGCTATCTTGTTAATCACATCCTCGACAGCCGTTCCCATCCTTGCGCGACGTGTGACTACCAGCATCAACTCCTTGAGCACATCAACACTCATTGCACCTTCTTGCACTGCAGGCGCGAACCCTTGCATGATCTGAGAGAGGCCGGTCAATAGCTCCTTCATGCCCTGCATGTCGCTGTCTTGCGTTGCGGATAGTGTGCTATCTGTCTCGATATCAATGCGGTACGTGCGTGTTGCATCACTGCGCATGGCCTCAATGACCTGTTCCCATGTGATTTGAGTTTGTGGCGGCTGTGGTGGCTGTTGCCCTTGCATTTGAGCTTGCATTGCTGCTTGCTGGTACTGCATCATCTGCGCGTCAACATCAGATTGATGCGGGTATTTGAGCAAAGTCATTGCTTCAAGCGTTTCAGGCTGGAACTTCTCCGCTATGATTTCAGCCTTCAGCCTGATCAAATCGCGGATATAACGCTGTGTCTCACGCTGCATACGCTGCAATCGTTGTGTGCCCCACTGCGTCTTAATCTTCTGTGCGCCGTATGTCTCGTTAGGATCACTGGCACTGCGCATGATGTCGCTAATGCCCGTAATCTCGTAGATCACCTGCTTGGTTGCGTCACGTTGTGCGTACAACTCTTTGAGCACCATCGCAGCGGTGTCAATTGGCATCATCCAGATGGCTTTATCCAGACCGCCCCGGTCAAGCAATGCCGTGACGTTTGCCGCTGGTATCAGGTCGTTGTCATCGCCCTTCATTAACTCCGACAACTCTGTCAGTGTCGAATCGTAGACGCCACGCACTTTTAACGCCGAGATCAGCTTATTAATGCGCGTTGAGATGCGATTAAGCTCTAATGCCTGCTGCTCGTACTGCGAAAATAACGCTGTAGGAACAAGCGTTTGATCGTTTTCTATTGCATAGAGCGGACGAGGGACACAAAAAAACCCGCTCAGTTTCAGCGGGTCATTTTGCGTCTTGCATGGTGTGGGATAGGTGGGACATATCCAATGCACTTGTTTTTTGTCTTTATCCCAGATTTCCCAGACTTCAGCGGTCTTGAACAGGTCGCCATTGTCTTTGGACTTCTTGACGTCGTCGTCATCGACTGAATCCAACGGGATAGCTTTACCGACTTGCTCACCGAATTTCTCGATGCAATCCTCACGTGTCAGTCTGTGCCGGAACGCAATCCAGCACACTTCATCCCATATCTTGCCTGCGCTTATACGAAAATCATCCCATTGCACACGCTCGCAAATGACCTGCTCCCACTCGATTTCCTCGTATGTGTCAGATTCTTGCGTGTCGTCGTCCTGCCCGCTGTCTTCACCGCCAATGGTGCGAATGTCAGGCACATAACGAACGCGTGACACTGCACGACCAGCTAACAACATGCTCAACACATCACCCTTAAGCACCGCATCAAAATCATATGTGTCTTGCGCGAACTCTAGAGCACGTGTAATTACCTCGCCCACCTTTTCGCCTAACTCGTCATCATCAGAATAGCGACGACGTGCATCCGGCTCAGGCAGTGAGTTATAGACGGACTGGCGCAGCGTTTCAGTGTTCGACCACAAGATATTGAAACTATTCGCCTTGGGCGATTCTGGTGTGTATTGCTTATAGATCGCCGTGGCCTTCTTGCGCCACTCTTGCTCACGCTTATCAGCAAGTTTAAGCTCAAGTTTCCAGCGACGTGCAACGGCCTCGGGTGATTGCCCCAGATCGTCTTTTAACTCTAAGCTCGACGCGTTAGCGCCTACATCTGACGTCATACTAGTCAAGCGCCACTAACAAAGTTGCTGTCGTGCCTGTTGACATGATGCGGCCTTGATCAAGCGAGATTGGCAAAATTGTGCCGACAGGTACAGCGGACAAGGTCACAGCCGCACCAGTCGGATTGGGTGATATTGCCACCGCACCAGCGCCACCGACATAGATAGCGCGGCAATTGATTAACGTGGTATCACTTGGCGTTATTGCTGCAACCCCGTTATATGTCTGTGCTGTCACTTGGCTCATTCATCACCCCGATTGCGTCGTGTTTGACGCCTGATTATTTCGTTAATTGTTCGATCTTGCGGCCAGCGTGTGGGCGCGTTTGATGGCATTGGTTTTTGCCACGGCCTCGACATACATGCATAACGCCAGTCATCGGCCGCATGGTCTTCCATGTCCGTATCAATGTCTTCTGGATGCACTTCATCATGCTGCAACAATGGCACTGTTCTAATGCTGTCGGTGCAAGTGTTAAAGCAGTAAATCATTGACACGTCATCCATACCAACAAACCGTTGTCGCATTTGATCCCACCCGTTGATGCGCTGATTGTCTGCCCTACGCCACAACACACCTAATTTCAACATGCGCTCTGCAATAGATGGACCACCATCAACTTTCCAGCAACTTGGATCAGCCACTGAGTACGCGAACTTCTCTCCAGCGTCACGCCGCCTAATACCGTCCGCCACTTCTTCCGCCGTCATTTTTAAACCTACGTTTGGCTCCCTCGCTCCGTACCACTCACGGTAACGAATCAATGCCCCACGAGGGTGGTCTGTGTCGCCCTCAGCAATCGCCCACCAACCAACACTATGCGGTTTTGCGCTGCCCCAATCGAATGACCTAAATCGCGGCCAACTCTTCGGTATTTCAAATGGCGTAATAACGTGCTTATCGCGATTCCAACAATCGAAGAACGCGCCTGCAATAACATCCCAATCACCATCCAGCCAAGCTTTCACTAACTCAGTAGAACCGGATGACTTCAGTAATGCCACATACTGTTTGTTGTCTTTCAAAAACTTGTTGTCCGTAATTTTTGATGGTATGAAAATACGCGTCAACCCTGTTTCTGGGTCTGTGTATGGCATATATGGCGGCGCAACATCAATAAACCTCGCCTTAACCCAAATATGACCCTTACCCCCGGGGTTGCCCCCTGATCTAATACGCCCATGCAATCCGCTTGGGTTGCGCAAACATGCTTTCAGTTTGTTGTACCCGTATGGCGTTGCATGGTTGGTTAGCTCATCAAAGCCGATCCATGTGTATTGATGACCTTGATAGCCGTCTGCATCGCGCTCATGCTCAAGGTAGCGCATCTTTAAAGTAGCGCCACCGGGGAAATACCAGCAATTAGAGAACGGAAATTCTGAGCTTGTCGCAGATTTATATTGACCACCATACTCGGGGAATATTTCACGCGCCCTGATCTGCAATTCTTCTAGTTCGTTGTATGTCTTTCGGAAGATGATCCCGCGCCATGCCGCGCCGTGCCTTATACCCTCAAGAAAGTCGCCCAATAGATAATCCGACTTTCCGCCGCCACGCGCACCACCGAAAAAAAGCTCATCGATAAACTTCGCAGTTATCGCGCTACTTTGTGGCCCGGCTTGCGGTTCCCAGCCCATGCGCTTCCATCCATTGTTCAGGTGTTAAATCTGGCACATGCACGTGGTTATGTTCTATCGTGCCTTTGTGTTCTGTGGTCTGCTCAATAGCTTGATGCGCCCTACCGTCGATTCTGTCGCCAAGCTCTTTGATCGCAGCCATGTCGCCTTGCTCTGCTTTATCTAATAAGGCCTCAGCTATTTTTCTTAAGCGCTCTCCATCTGATTGTGCAATAGCACGCTTAATTGTATTCGCCCATAACCTATTGTTTTTATTGGAATTGTTATTTCCTTCTGGCGCTCCTACGTGTGACATTTTCTTTACTCCTGCATGGGGTAGCCCAAGCATTAGTTACAAATAAAAAAGCCCACTGCATGAGTGGGCGAATCTGCATTACGCAGGGTAGATGTATCTTTTCTGCATCTCTGCAAAATAATTCATAAAGTGCTTGCTTATGCACTCAATGAGTATATAATTCAGTTATCGGATGCAGCAATTCAGCGGCAACGAAAACAAGGAAACTATCATGACTACATTTCAACATGGGTACTATCAAGCCGATTGCATCAATGGAATTACTTTTGTTGGCGCGACTCTCGAAGATTCAACGATTGAAGTTAGCGCGCCTCGATTCTTTGCTGACTATCTTGACGGGCTCGATCAAGGCGAAACAATCACAACTTTTTTTGATGAATCCAGCAAGTCAATTTTTGAAGAACTTAACGAAAAATACAGCGTAAAAGCTTAATAATTAAATATACTGCCGCACATGCGGCTTAACTAAGGAGATACACATGATTACATTAAACGCGCAACAATTAGCGGACGCGATTCAAAAAGACTGGTTCATCAACGGCGTAATCCCAAGCGACGCAGTAAAAGTTACATCACGCGAAATTCAAACGAAGCTTGTAAATTTCAGGCAGGTAACTCGCGCGCTTGGTATGCCGCAG